TATTGTAGCTGCATGGAGTTTAGGAGGTGCTACAGCGTTACAATCTAAAGTTCCAGGACTTCCAAATCTTAACCCTAATGGTTCAATAAATTATTTTAATACTTTTTTATCTGGACGATATGCTTCTGGGCCATTTACCACAGGAAATTGGTTGTATGTAGTTCCACAACTTAGCCAACAATTTAATGGTGATTCTACTCAAGGATCAATATTTCAGTTTAGTTGTTGGGTTAAAAGGACATCTTCAGTAGGTGGTGAAGGTATTTTTAATATGTTAAGTGGATCCACTGGTTATCAAGTAATATTAAGTGGCACTCAACAATTTCAGATGACTGTAGCTGGCTCTGGATCACTTACACATCCTACTGTTACAGCTAACGACACTTGGTATCATTTGTTTTATATGCTTCAAGATGGTGTATCTAGTGGCACTAATCTTTGGGTAAATGGTGTCCCCACTTCTGCTGGATTGTATAATGTAACTCCAGCAACTTCAGCTAATTTTGAAATAGGATCAGGACAAGCTGGCGGAGTCACACCCGCTCCTAATTTAAGAATAGCTGATCTAGTGATTTGGAGAAATGGATCAGCATTAACAACTGAAGAAATTGCTAGTATTTATAACTCTGGGGTTTATAAACCATTTCAAGAAAACTTTATTAGATATAGATATTCAAACACCGGCACTACTGGCCAGAAGATATCTGCTAAAGTGCAACTTGATAGAACTACAACAGCTGTAAGAGCAAATATAACTAAAGCTGGGTTATTGATTGGCTAAGCTTAAGAAGATTAAAAAAGTTGAAACACTGCCAAGGATGGCGCCTCCAATGAAAAACGACCTTAGTGGATTAGGTAATAGCTTTGTATTTAAGATAGGCGTGAGTGTGATCTCAGTAGCGATCACTTACGGAGCGCATCAAGTACAAGGGCTAGCTCAAAATGTAGCAGAGCTTAACTCTAGTGTGTCTAAAATGCTTGTAAGAGATGAATCACAAGAAAAGCAATTAGATGATCTAAGAGCTAGGATTACTTTTTTAGAAAGAAAAATGAAGATGTAATGCTTTGATCGCATAAACACTAGTCAATTTATTTTATCTTGAATGATATCCTGAGTTCGGGGGTTCAATAAATGGACGATTACACCCAGGGATGGGGACCCGTAGTGTCAGTTTTGGGCATTATGGTTCTCGATTATTTGCTGAGTAGATCTAAGACTATAAAACAAAACTCGATACTAGAATTAATAGTGACAATTGCGTTGATCATTACAAGCATTATTGTCAGTGTGATTTATATCAAATCCAAAAAGGGGGATTAAATGGAAAAACAAGGCATTAAAGAATTAAAAGAGATGGTTGATCTAGTGATTGGATTAGCTAATGCAGGTGTAAAGATCGGTAAAGATAAGAAGGTAGATGTAACTGATTTGTCACACTTGCTTGGATTGATCCCACTTATTCAACCAGCATTTGATGGGGTTACAAAATTGCCTGCTGAGGTTATGGATCTATCTGGAGCGGAAGGGGCTGAGTTGATCGCTCACGTAGGTGCAAGCTTATCTGTTGATAGTGAAAGAGCTAAGGCGATTATTACAGCTAGTGTAAAACTTGCTATGGACGTTAAGGTTTTGGTTGATGCAATCAAGATTAAAGACGCTCCTAAAGATGTGCCAGTAGTTGCGTAATTGATTATGTTAGCAGCACTTAAAGCAATTATAGAATCACTGCCAGAGATTATTGGACTTATAAAAGGTTTAGGAGAGTTTATTAAACGCTCTAAACAGAATGGTTTATGGAGTGATTTAGAAAAGGCTATTGATCTAGCTAATAAGGCTCAAGAGCCAAAGGATAGGTATGAGGCAGCTCGTAGGCTTGTTAACGTTATGGGCCGTATTGGCGATAAATAGCGGGTGCTCAAATGGTCCTAGGGTTGAGGTCTGCCTAAGTGATGGGGATCTTAACCGTAGGGCACTTGATTGCACTGATAAGACTGATTCAGGGCAAGAGATTACCTACACACTCACTGTGGAATCAGCGGCTAATTTCATATGCTTAAGCCCTAATCATATGGAAACCGTTTTAAAAGGCTGTTTTGAGCGTAGGCCTGCCATTGTGGATGTGTGTCTAATAAACCCTATAGGGGCGATGGATTGCGCTAATAATGATAGGGAATGGACTATGATTTGGGATACGACTAGGGGTTATATCTGTACAAGCCCTAATAGCTTTCAAAGGCTAATTCAATGGTGCCTTAGACGTTAAGGGTACGACATAAACGAAATTAACGATTAAAGGCTATGATTAACTATTGATTAAGTTTGACGCCACGCAATACATCACTTGTTTCATTAAATCTTAAGTCGTTTAAATCGTTTATGTCGTAATTGGAACGGATTTAATCCCGCTAGGGAAAGCCAATTAATAACGAAACATGTTCCTTTAGAAAATAGGACAATTGGGGAAAACTATGCCTAATTGTCCGGATTTGGATCGTTCGGATTTGGATTAAGACACAGCTCTATTGTGAAGGATCACTTCATCGCTAGGATCATCATTAGGGATGCATTGGATAACTTTAAGGCCACGGCGTTTAGCTTCAGAAATAACTCTAGAAGCTTGGAATTTCTGTTTTAAAGCCGCTGGGTCAATAATTAATATATGAGCTGATTGGATAGCTAGAATGATATCAACATACTTATTGGGGCGAGAAATTGTGTGCCCATTTAATAACTGTGATTCCAATTGATCTTCTACTGATTCATGTCTCTGAACTATAACAACATGCTTTTTCATATATCTCTATTATAGCTATAAACACCAATTGTTAGCATAAATAAATATTGGTTATATATGCGCAATTATTAGCAATTTAATAAGGTTTAATAGAACGGTTAATATATCGGCTATTACAACAATAATTATTTTGTCCCATTAACAACTATATGGTGTGGGGACGAATGTATAGTTGCCTACATATAGAGGTGATTAATTATGAATAAGAAACGAAAAACCCCTAAGCTGCCTCACGGCGGTTCAGGGGTCTATGAAAGGATATATAGTTTATGCAAACTTAAACTACACATTTTAGGATATTACGACTTTCTCTTTACCAGTAAGACAATAACCATAAAGCTAAAAATCGACAATAAGTATATTTTAGGATTACTTATAAAGTATGGGGGCTCGTTATGGACATGCCTAATTGGGTTAATAAATTGGATTTGGAGCTGATCAAAGTATCGGCTAATAAGTATGGATTAGACCCTAATGTGGTGGCTTCTATGATTATGACTGAATCAAATGGCAACACATGGGCATTTAGATATGAAAAGCATACTGATAGATACACCCGTCATGTAGCAAGCCATGCTCGTATACTTCTAATTAGCCAAGACAGTGAAAGAATCGCTCAAATGACTAGCTGGGGATTAATGCAAGTAATGGGGTTTAAGGCTCGCGAAATGGGCTTTGAAGGCTATCTACCACAGCTATGCATACCTAGTATTGGAATTGATATAGGATGCAAAACACTTAAATGGTTTTTAGATAGAGAGAAAGGAAATTACTATAGAGCAATCGCTAGCTACAATACAGGATCTGTGCGCATGATTGACGGGCGGGCCGCTAATGAGGCATATGTGGTTAAGGTCCAAGGGTTTGCTAATCAATTGATAGGACCTAATCAAATCATTATGGGGTAATAAGAAATGAAACAGAAATTAGCTGCAAAGAAGTCTGCAAAAAAAGAAGTTAAAAAGCCTGCGAAAAAAGCTGCGAAAAAGAAATAATGGAAATCAAAATTCATTGTGCTTATAACCGGCTGGTTCCGATTGATGAGATTAAGATAAATCCCAAGAATCGTAATGTGCATAGTAATGAGCAGATTGAAATGCTTGCTAAGATTATTAAGGCAAACGGCGTAAGGCGCGTCCTGACTATTAGTAATCTTAGTGGGTTATTAACTGTCGGGCATGGACGCCTTGCAGCTATGAGAAAGTTAGGCATGACTCATGTCCCTGTTAATTATCAAGACTATGAAAATAGTGATCTTGAATATGCCGACATGGTTGCAGACAACGCAATTGCGGATTGGGCTCATATGGATCTTGCAGGGATCAATTTTGACCTAGCTGATTTAGGGCCTGATTTTGATTTAGAATTACTTGGTATTAAAAATTTTCAATTAGACGTTAGCCATCAAGTAATAGATCAAATTAACAAAGGAGATGAAACATCTGCATGGGTAGGGATGCCAGAATTTGAGACAGCGGATAAGGAAATAAAATTAACCATGATATTTTTGACCGAATTACAGCGCGATATGTTTGTGGAAAAAAATGAAATTCAGGTTACAGATAAAAGAAATAATGCATGGACCAGTCGCCTTTAAAATATCCGATCTATATCGTCTCTAAGGGAAGATATGAAAACCCAATAACAGCCAAGGCGTTTATAAAAGACGATATAGATTTTAAGATAGCCGTTGAACCCCAAGAGTATGATTTTTATTGCAAATCTTTAGGGGATAAATACGTTTTAAAACTACCATTTTCTAATCTAGGTTTGGGAAGTTATCCGGCTCGCAATCACTGTTGGGAAGATTCAAAAAAAAACGGGTATAAAAAGCATTTTCTATTCGATGATAATATCTACGGGTTTGATAGGTTTAATAAAGGGTTAAGGGTTCGTTGTCATTCTTATTTGGCATTAAAAACATTAGAAGATTTTGATGCCAAATTCACAAATATAGCCATATCTGGTTATAACTATGACGGGTTTGTAACTAGGGACACGAAAAAGCCGTTTACAATAAATACTCACGTTTATTCTGGTATGTTGATTAATAATGAAATCCCATATCGATGGCGGCTAAAATACAATGAAGACGTCGATTTATGTTTACAAGCTTTACACAATGGTTGGAATACTATTCTATTAAACGCTTTTTTAATTAACAAAGTATCGACCACGCATAAATTAAAAGGCGGGAATCAAGACGAACTTTATAAAAATAATGATTTAGGCAAAAAAGCACTTAAAAGTTATAGCCTTCAAAAGGTATGGCCACAATATGTCAAAGTAGTGGTTAGGTTTGGCCGACCTCATCACCAAATCAGCTGGGGTAAACATTTTAAACATCCGTTAAAAATGATTGTTGATAAAAAGTAAAACAATCGTTGCAATGTTAAATTAAAACCCCCAGAAAAGAGGGTAGTCTAAACTGGGGGCTTGGTGTGCCTAACATTTTGGCACGTTTCTTGTTTGAATCCTTATGCACCATACTTACTAAGATTAATATACGAAAAATATGTCGCATATCGATTGATATAAGGCTTATTATAAGAAATAAAAAACCCCTAAAGATTTTGGTTTACACCTTGACCTCTAGGGGTTAATTCTTTCTTCGCCAACGATTTAGGAGAAGAAATTTAAACCTAATATAGAGTAAGTTTAATTTTAGGTAAAGTAACTTTCTTAATCATTGGTAAAATAATTTAAGCCGGCTTGCTGGCAGTTTCCCACTGTACTGTAACATTGGGCGTAATGTGTTAGGCGACGCAATACAACGGAGCACATGACGAGATTGGCCTTACGGAGTGAATTCAAAAGGGCAAAGGCTGGGATTGAAGTTAGGACAGCTTTGAATACGGGGAGCCGGCAATGGCACACCAAATGAAACCTGACCATGCTAGAGTATTAGCCACTACTAGCTGCGCGTGACCGACCGACCGACCGGTATCAAATCACAAGCGTAGATCCTGACAGCTTTAGACATAAAGCCACGTTAGGATACCTGCGCTTTCTCTCCCTCCCTCCCAATATCTGATGATTGAATACTCTGATTGGATTGTGGATTGATTGGATTGAATGATTGTTGGTTTGATAGATTGGTTGATTGATAGATTGAATGCCTACCCGTTGGTGTAAAAGATTGAATGAAGGGGTAATGGGATATGACAAGATTGATATACGTTGGGATGAGAGAAAAAAGGCCTGATACAATAAAGATTAATGCTACTGATTCAAGAACAAAAAAAAACAAGATTGTTAAGATATTAAAAAACAAACCTTCATGGGCAAAAGCAGTTAAACAAATTTGTATCAAATGCACAAAAAACTATATTCACAAATCAAGTAAAGAGTTTAAATCAAAAGTTTGTCGTTCTTGTCTTGACGGTACAAACTTATGACAAGACTAGAGATAGCGGCTGGGTTGTTAGCTAGCTTGATAAACAAAGGGTTAGATGCAAACACAGCAGCGGTAGAAGCATTAAAATACGCTGACGCATTGATAGAGCTATGTGGTGAAACGATAGAAAAGCCAGCTAAAGTTACTAGGAAAAAAAAGCCTACTGATGACATTGGGCAAGCCTTTAAAACCTTGTGTGCCAATACTTGGGCAGCCTATGAGATTGTGTATATCTCTAGACATCATAGCAAGCCGGTCAGAAATACTATGACTAATAGTTTGATAGTCAATTTATGTAAACGTCTAGGGGAAGAGGCTCCCCATGTAATTCAATTCTATGTGAGCCTTAATGATCAGTTTTATTTAAACGCTATGCATGATTTAAAATTATGTGTTAGGGACGCCGAATCGTTACGAGCTAGATGGGCTACTGGAAAAACATCTAATAGATCCCATTTTGCTAATAGTGTGACAGACAATGCGAAAGATCTTATGGAGCGCATAGAGCGCGGTGAAATTTAATGCCTAATGAATTGAATGAAAAACTAATAGAGATTAAAAAAATCCTAGCTGGCCTATCGGTTTATTATAACCAGAATATCAGTGTTGAACAATTAGCCATGTATGCAATCGATCTACACGATTTAAACCTAGATGAATTAGCTGTAGCTATTAAACGCGTGAGAATGAACCCAAGTATTAAACATATGCCTAGACCTGCTGAAATAATTGAACAGGTGCGAGGTAATGAAAACCATGACGCTATAACTATGGCTAATAAAATCGTAGAAGCCATCGGTAAATATGGCTACAACAACAGTGATAAAGCTAAATCTTTCCTAGGGGATAAAGGCTGGGAGATTGTAAAACGTGACGGCGGATGGGCATCAATTTGTGAACGCGCTACTATAGAAAATATCTCTATCATGAAAGCACAATGGCGCGAATTAGCTAAGGCCGTTCAATATCAAAATGTAAAAAATGATTTACAATCTACCAACGCACTAGAATTCAAGGCCACGAAATTCTTGTTAGAAAAAACTATTAAATCTATCCCAGAATAATTGTTTACTTTTAAACTATTTGCGATAAATGGCCATTACGGAGATAGAATATGAAGGATATTACTACACCTAAAAGTGTATCATTGGCGGAACTCACTAAAGAGTACCAATGGATCGAATACCAACTACTTGCCAACGATGGCGAGATTACACCTGAGATTGAATCTTACATGTTAGAGGTTCAACAAAAGGTTCTACAAAAATCTGATACTTACGTTTATGTAATGGATCGGCTAGAGGCGACTAGTGAGTTTTTTAAAGGGGAATCAACTAAATATTTAAAGGCGTCGAAACGGGCGTTGGCGGTTAGGGAAAGGATGAAAGATACAATGAAAGCCGCAATGCTAACTATGGGTGCCACACAAATAGAAGGCACTAATTCAAAACTAACCCTATCTAATTCAACCCCTAAACTAATTATTGAAAATGAATCACAACTAGATTCAAAATTCATTGATTACATGATCACGGTAGAACGCACTACTCTTAAAAAGATTATGCTTGAAGCGTATCTACACATTCTCCCTAAAGTTAATATGGATCTATATCATGATTTCGCTGATTTTATTCTAGGCGAGCTAGAGCAATATATGAATCCAGAGATTAAAACTGAGGATATAAAACAAGCTCTAAAAAACGGCGAGCATGTACAAGGTGCAAAACTACAAGATGTTTATTCACTACGCACTACCATTAATTCTAAATCGTGATATAGGCAAAAAAACGGAGATAGATATATGAAAGAATTATTTGAAGCATTTTCCAAATGCTTGGATGAGGTGCAAAACCCACCTAAAGATAAAACTGCTAATGTAGGTACGTTTAAATATAAATACGCTGATTTAATCGACGTAGTTGAAGAAGTAAAAAAAGTTACTCGTAAACATAAAATACATGTGTTTCAACCAATCACTCACAAAGACGGTGTTAACTATGTATCAACGCAACTCACACATAAGGGCGAAGTTTATGAGGCAAGTTTAATTGCTCTTAATCCAAATAATAATCCTCAAAAATTAGGTGCAGAGATTACTTATTTTAGACGATATGCACTCACAAGTTTATTTGGAATCGTAGCTGATGATGATATAGATGCAAATACACAAGGTTCAGGGCGCGATTCTATCTCCGTAGGAAGCAGCCCTGCAATGAAAGAGGCCCCAGGCAATTATCAACCTAGTAGTAGGGTTGTCGTCACTGGATCTCCTATCCTGTCAGGCCAAAGGCCTCTTTCTGAAGCTCAAATTAAACGCATATTCGCCATCTCTAAATCTCAAGGCTATTCCATGGATCAAGTAAAAGAGATCATGGTAAACATGACCGGAAAACAATCTACTCATGAGCTTACTAAACCTGAATATGAAAAGCTTTGTGATTATCTTCAATCTCACAACGTAAATGACCATTTAGATAAATTAGTAAAGAACGAATTCTTTAACCCCGATAGCGAGCCATTGGGATTTGGCTGAGTTTGAATCTGGTTTTTTGTTCTTTTTATTTCTAAAACTATTTGTTGGCCTATTCATAGTGGGGTTACTTGTAATTGGCTCTTTAAAACAAGCTTTAGAAAATATGACATCGCAAGGGGGGCGAATGAATATTAAAAAGATTACATTAGAAGAACGGCAAACGGTAGATGAACACCAATTATGTGGAGAGCCGAAATTAGATAAAATGTATAAAGACGATAAGGTTTGCCAGAAATGTGAATCAATGAAAACAAGAATTAAATCTTGTCTACGTTGTGATCGTAAATTCATCCCAGGTTGTAAGAATATGCACATGTGTCCACGTTGCTACTACAATCGAGAAGTAAACAATCAACAATGGAATTGGAAGAAATAACATGGATATAAAAATTCTTGAAATATTCTTGGAAGCCGCTACTCCTGGACCATGGAATAATTTCATTGATACAAAAACGATTCAGGTTAGCAGTTTAAGCCCAGCCGCAAAAAGAGGCCATTTTAATTTGTTCAAATATCCATCAAAACTTGACCCAAGTTTGTTATCAAATTTGGAATGGATCGCAAATGCTGAATTATGCACTGATATGAGAACTTCCTTACCTATTTTGATTAAATTTATAAAAGAATTAGAACAGTTATGCTTGGATCCTTTAGACATAAATCCATCAATAAACAAAAACGATATATTAAAAAAAATATTAATAACTTTTGAAAAATTGGCAGAGCGTAAACCTACAGACCTTAATCAAATATATGGGTTATCAAAAAAGGATAAAGAATTTTTATTATATGGATGATCTAAACCTTAAAACTAATCAAAGATTAAAACTATTTTACATAGTCGAAGAGCATGCAGACAAGCTATGCATTGATAAATCACTAACCGAAAAAGAATGTGTAAACATAATTAATATTTTACACGGATATTTAGAACGACTGCAAATAAACACCAAGTGGCCACACGATGGCACTGGATATATAGAGGAGTAGAGTATGAAAGAAAGTGAAAAACAAATAATTAAAAAAATAAGTGAGAGAATAAAACGTGTAGCAGATGATATTGAAGAAGTGGTTATACCTTATGGATTAAATACTTTAGATTTGAACCGAGAAGTAGTAGAAGAAATATTAAAAATGATGGCCCAATGCAAGTATGTAGATGAATTATTAACAAATTTACAAAGGGATAAACATTGTGATCGCAAAAATAAAACTAAACCTAAAAAAGCCGTCAGGAAAAAAAGCTCTGCAAGATCTACTAAACAAAAGAGCCGATAAACTAGCAGCCGTAATTTATGAAATGGATCAATACCTCAGAGGTAAAATCAAATATCATAACGATAGTGATACACCTGAGGAGATCGCTGCATTGCAAATGGCTAGAGATAAATTAAATGAACTAATAGAAAATGCTGAGGTAGAGATTGAATAAACTATGCGACTGTAAATCAGCTAATCATTGTGTGAATAAAAGAAAACCTCCCATTAATTGGGTAGGAGTATTTATTCACCTGTTTTGTATCGTTTTAGGTCTAGCTGTTGGGTATTTATTAGCAGGATTAGCGAGATAAAACATTGCCTGATAGCTCAGTTGGTAGAGCAAACGACTGTTAATCGTTAGGTCCTTGGTTCGACCCCAAGTCAGGCAGCCATATTTAATTTGCTTTTCTATTATTTCCCTAGAATCCTAAGAGAATGAAAAAACTAATAGCCGCACTATTAATCTCTCAAACCATTCTAGCTGCACCTGTTACTCTTACTATTCAAGATTTAACACAATCTGTTAAGATAGCCTGCGCAACTCAAGATCTAATCCCAGCTCTTAAGAACTACTCTACAGGCAATGATAGCTTTGAAATAACATGCATAGCTAAACCTAGCACACCTCCGCCCGTAACCCCTCCACCAACTACCGCTCAAGAGATCACCATTCTAGATGGGTTTGAACGGCCAGAATATGCATTAGCTACCGATTTTAAACCTCAAGTAGCAAGAGTAGTACTAAAGAATCAAACAACAGGGTTCGTTATAAAATCCACTAACCCATGCGCATTATTAGGCACAGCTAATCTATTTAAAATGTTCAAATCACAAGTAACCACACCAAGCTATGAAGGCGGTCGCACTGGTAATTTCTATGACGCACTCATTCCAATCAATGCCACTAATTGCCTAACAGCAGATTATCTCTACCTAGACGTAACCATCCCTAAAGCAGAACCCACTGGCGTTAAAGATATCAAAATCAAAGACGCCACCATAACTCTAAACATCAAAGCTACTGTATTACCCGACAAACCAACTATGCCTTTATATGTGCATTTCAGTAACTCAATGATGTATCTAGGGTGGTATGGTAAATATGAACAGGTCGAGCATCGAGGGGTAGAGTTTTTAAGGGCCCTAGCAGCTCACAGAATCCATCCATACGGCGGCATGGTAGTAACACCCACCATTACTAATAATCTATTAGACCTAAACTTCCCTACGACCGCTTTAGGATATAAAACCAATTCCCTAGATTTCGATTCCCATCAAACGCTTTGGCCTAACTACGGCGACAGTGCGTCATTAACAGCCGTAGAATCAACCGCTAAGTCCCTAGGCCTAGAGTCCCGTTCATGGTTCTATACCAAAGATGAACCTCAAGAATCAGAAATACCTACTCTTAAAACTTACCTACAACTTCAAAAAACCAACGCGCCAAGTATCAAACGAATGGTCACCACTAGCTATAGATCCGATCTTGATGGCCTGGTTAGCGTTTGGACACCTGTTGCTGAACACTACTGCGCTAAAAAATGGGACAACACCTCATACCCATGTGAATCAGACTATCTAAATAAAGGCGAAACTTGGCTCTATGTCTCTTGCATGTCTCATGGCTGCTCCACTGATCGAAACGGTGATCTATCAGCGCCCAAAATAGCAGGCACTCAAACCGGAGCCCCTGATCTAGTCCTCGATCGCACCGCAGCCGAACCATTCAATCTCTACCTACTAGCTCATAAATACCCTAGCCTAAAAGGGCTTCTATATTACAACTCAGTAGAACAGTGGAAACTATTCGCTCAAGGCTCAGATATGTGGAAACATGATCTATTCAATTTCGGTGGTAACCTAGACGGTACCCTATTCTGGCCAGGTCGCCCAGGCATCGAAGGCCTCACTACCTATGAACCAATCACTAGCATTAGACTAAAACTACTACGGGAAGCTAGCTACCTATTCGATATCCTAGCCCTAGTGCCTGATAAAACTTGGGTAAAAACTCATATCGATACCCTCATCACTATCCCCATCTCCATGAAACGAGATATAAAACTAATTGAAAAACTGAGATCAGATGCCCTATCAAGACTTCAATGATCAATCCCCCAAAGATTAAGCCCAAACCTAGACGACACTCTCAAGCAATCGGTAAAAACTTCGAGAGTGTATTCTCCCAAATCTGTACCTATCAAAACATCATCTGCACACGCATTCCAGATAGCTGTAAACAACTAAGATCACGCATCATCCGTGTCCCTTCACCTTTTGATTTCATAATCACATCCCCTATCCATGGACACGCATTCATAGATACCAAAACAACCAATAATAAATCATTCCCCCCATCCGCTATCCATGAATACCAAGTAAAAGTCCTATCCCGACATGCCGTTAATCAATTCAAAGCAGGCTATATAATCCATTTCAGACAATCTGACGAAGTTATCTACATAAACGGTGATAAACTCCTCCATTCATACCTAAATAAAATCTCTATCATCCCAACTCTAGACTATGTAATTCACCTAGGCACACTCACTAGACTAGATATTAATAAAATCTTTCTGCTAAACTCTAATCATGAGCCTGTTCACCATAATCCAAAAAACTTGCCTCAGATGTTCAGAGAAACTAGTCAGTAGTAACGAAACTCTCTGCCCACCTTGCTACCTACACCTAGGCGATAGCCCATCTAAGGAACATACCATTTGCTACTTCTGTGGCGATCACTGGGCCCCGGACTCAACCATGATGTGCTACTCCTGCCTTGCTCAATCTGAAACTCTAAATACTAAACCAATTTAATAAATAGACTTAATAAAAAATTAAGATAATAATTTAACTAATAGTTTCAATGAAACAAACTAACTCACTCTATGAGTGAATAGGGGATAGACTAAATGAGCAATAAAACCAATAGAAGAGGCAAACCACCTCTTAAAGAAATTGATTGGAGTCAATTCGAAAAACTCTGCGCTCTACATTGCACACTAGAAGAAATTACAGCATTCTTTGAAATATCAGATGATACAATTGAGAGAGCTTGTAAAAGACATTATAAAAAATCATTCGCGGAGATTTCGCGGGAAAAGAGGGGTTTAGGCAAGCTTTCATTACGTAGAAAGATGTATGAAACCGCTATGCGCGGAGATAAAACTCTCATGATTTGGTTATCTAAAAACTACATGGGAATGACTGATAAGTTAGAAACTAATCAACAGATAGAACAAAAAACTATCAACCTTAGCTACGATATTAAAAAAGATGAGTAGCACCCCCTCTCTAACTAAGTTCAATCCAAAACTTATCCCATTCCAATACCAAGTCATAAAAGATATTAGATCTAAATTTGACTACGGCCTTGGTGCTCATGAAGTACTTCTATCAGGTTCAGTAGGATCAGCTAAATCACTCCTACTGGCTCACATCATAGTCACTCATTGCTTATTCTATTCTAAAGCTAGATTCGGAATAGGTCGTCACGCACTTCCAGACCTTAAAGCAACCCTATTCACTAAAATAAAAGAACACATTATGGACGACCTAGAAGAAGGCAAAGACTATACCTGCAATGATTCCACAGGATATATTCGTTTTTCAAATGGATCTGAAATAGTATCTAGGTCTTGGGCTGATAAAAACTACACTAAAGTTAGATCACTAGAACTATCAGGCATGGCATTTGAAGAGTTAACGGAACATGACGATAATGAACATGCCTATACTGAACTATCAATGCGCGTAAATCGTCTGCCGCATGTGCCTGAACAATTAATCATATCAGCCACAAATCCGGATTCACCTAGCAACTGGGTATATAAACGATTCATGATGACGCCTAGCAGTACACGTCATGTTTATTATTCCATAACAACAGATAATCCGTTTCTACCTAAAAGCTATATTAATAAACTAATGGAAGATCTTGATCCAAAATTAATAGATAGAATGATCTATGGTAAATGGATCGATATAAAAGGTGAAACTGTCTATTCTAACTATTCTCATGAAGATAATTTTAGACAAAAATCATATTCACCTTCAGAACACTACCCAATATACGCATGTTTTGACTTTAACGTAGGTGTTGGAAAGCCAATGTCTATGGCATTCTTTCAATACATCAATGATACGTTTCACATATTCGATGAAATCATTTTAGAAAATTCAAATACTGAAATGCTAATGGCTGAAGCTATAGAATCAAAAAAGTTTAATAGAAATTTTAAATATTGCATAACTGGCGATGCCACAGGGAAAAATAGATCAGCCAATTCTAATCGTTCAAACTACGATATTATTTTAGAAGTGTTACAAGCAAATCAGATTAGGCATGAATTTTGTGTTCTACCTTCTAACCCACCAATAAAAACAAGACACAACATAGTTAATGCATATTGTAAAAACTATGAGAAAAAAGTTAGACTATATGTGTATAAAGATGCACCTACCGCTGATGAGGGGTTTAAACTTGTTAAGCTTAAAAATGGTGGGCAATATATAGAAGACGATTCAAAAAGTTATCAACATGTGACTACCGCCTTGGGTTACGGCATTCACTTTTGTAACATTACTAAAAAAGATTCTTATTCTAATACCATTCAATTATAGGGGAAAAAATGGCACTAAAAGATAAGGTTCCAGCTCTGCTTCAATACATAAACGACCATAGGCCATATTTAGAATATAATAAAATATTGCTAGACATCTATGAAGGTAATCTAAGACCTTATGTAGAAGCATCTCTTAAATCATCTCTATCAGATGATTACTTTTCTCGTATCAGAGATAGAATGGTTTTGATTAACGTTTTAAAACGTATCACTCAAAAGGTTTCTAAATCTTATCTAACTAATCCTCAACGAATTAGTAATATAGAATTAAACCAACAAGACTTAGATTATTATGTAGATGCACTTAGAGTTAATATGATGGGCCAAAAAGGTGATGAATACGCAAGCCTATTTAAAGGTTTCGCTTGGGAACCTTTTGTTAATCAAGGCATTCCATACATGCGCACATTACCATTTGATAGGTTTCTCCCATATTCAGATGATCCAGTCGATCCAACTAAAATGACTGTGTTTATTAAATTCATGCCTAAAAGATCTCTAAAAAAAGGCGCTAAAGTTGTTGTGTTAGACGTGTTTCATGCGTTCTCTGATACTGAATTTTATTCATTTGACGCTGAAGGCGATATGGTTGAAGAGGATTTAATCTCTAATGAAGGCATTAATCCATATGGTACAATTCCTTTTGTTTATGGGAATCGTGGGAATGATAAATTAATCCCAACTCAAGACACTGATATATTAGCAATGACTAAGCTTGTACCTGTAATGCTCACTGATCTATCAGGCGCTATTATGTTTCAGTGCTTCAGTATCGTTTATGGGATCGATGTAAACGCTGAGAACTTGAAGATGTCACCAAATGCGTTTTGGTCACTTAAATCTGATAAAACATCTGATAAAACTCCAAGCGTTGGTACTATTAAACCAGAGGCCGATATTGAAAAGGTCATGGAATATGTAATTAATACATTTACATTATGGCTAGAAACTAAAGGAATTCGTGTCGGTAGCCTTGGATCTTTATCTAGTGGCAATCTCGCTAGTGGAATATCAAAGATTATTGATGAAATGGATACAAGCGAAATCATTCAAGCTAATCAAACAATGTTTAAAGATGACGAGGCTGATCTATTTAATAGAGTTCTCCCAGCTATGCATAACGAATGGTTAGCTACAGGGCAGCTATTTAATGTGTCTGAAAGATTAGGTGCATTCCCACAAGGGTTTGAATGTGTAACTACATTTGACCCACCTCAGCCATTACAAGATAGAAAAACTGAAGTCGAAACAATCGCTTTAGAAGTAGAAAAAGGTTTTATGCCATTAAGTGAAGCAAGGCGAAGATTATACCCTGATTTAACTGATGAGCAATTAGACGAATGGGAAGACGAAATAGAAGAAAATTCTACAGTAGAAGTTCCTGATGAATCAATGGATCAACAAGAGCCTAATGACCAGTCTGATTCAGAGTCTCCACAAACAGAAGATTCAAACGATAACCAACAATCATAAGGTGATTAATGGCTAAATGGCAAAAGGTAGCAATTGAAATACCTAAACGTTTTGGACCAACTGAGAGAATGGCTATCGCTCAAGAGGTTATTTCATTTATTATTGATCGCTCACGTAGCGGTAAAGACATTAATGGAAAATCATTTGCTAAATACACTAAAGATTATGCCTCTAAAAAAGGACAATCTAACGTAGATCTAACTCTATCAGCCGAAATGTTAGACGCTATGGAGCTATTAAACCATAAATCAGGAGCTCTAGTAATTGGATATGACAAAGGTAATAAAGAGTTAAATGGTAAGGTAGAAGGCAATCAATTGGGAACTTATGGGAAAGCTAAGCCAATCCCAGGTAAAGCTCGCCCATTTCTAGGTATAAATGAAAAAGATCTAAAAAGAATACTCAATAAATATCCTAAGAGCAGAGATCTAAGTATTGAGAAAGCTCAAGAGGAATTGGCCGCAGCTAGTGCCGCTGATCAGTTAGCAGATGGCATTGAGTTTAAACTCGATGAGTAAAAACACTGATAAAATAAAAGCATTAATAGAACGCTCTCAAAAGATTATTAAAGAGACTATTACGCCGACAATCTCTAAAGAGTTAGGTGATAAATATGCTCAGAGAATTAGAAAGCGTACTACGCTTGGGTATGGAGTAGATGGCAGTGGTACGCAAGAAAAGCTATTGCCATTAGAAGAGAGTTATAAAGAAGTTAGAGAAAGATATCGTGAGAATCTATCGTCATCTACTTCAGTTTCTAAATCTAATTTAACAGCCACTGGTCAATTGTTAGGGGCAATGACTGGAGAAGCTGCCAATGCAAAGGTTATAATTACGTTTAAAGATACACGGGGAAAAGATTTGACCGGTCGACCTAGTAAAATAGGCAATAAAAAACTAGCTCGATACGTTCAAGAAAGGGGCCGTTCGTTCTTTAGGTTCACTAAAGCAGAACGAAATGCCTTCGTTAGGGAAGTAAAACAGTTGATTAAGGCAGGTCTTAAGAAAACTTAGGGCTTGTAATTTATTGAATAGGGGATGAAAATAAATGTCAGAGCAAAATAAAAGCCTCAATGAGGCAAAAGATCAAAGTTCCAATGGAGCTGATCAAACTGATGGCACTGAAAGTCAAAATTCTGAACGCACCGAACATGTTTCATTAGATACTTATAAGAAAGCTGTAGGTGCTCTAAAGAATGCCCAAAATAGAATGAAGGAATTAGAGTCCAGAGTTCAAACTTGGGAAGACGAACAAAGGCAAAGAGAAGAAAAAGAACTTCAAGCTAAAGGCGAAACTCAAAAGCTATTACAACTCAAAGAGCAACAACTCAATGAGTATAAAAATAAGCTCAATAGTTACGTTGAAGAGAAATCTAGGCTTGAAAAAACTCTTTTCGATGCAGCTAAACTTCAAGCCGTCAAAGAACGATTACCTGGCCAGCTTTTAAAGCCTGAATACGCCATGTTTATCGACACTGATAAAGTTATCTTCAACCCTGAAACTAACGAGATTGATATGGATTCAGTCAGTTTGGTTGCTGATGGTTTTATTAGAGAGCATGGACACTTGCTAAAGAAAGAAGCCAGGCAGCTACCTAATGGCAGCGCAGCTAGCCAAGGTCGTTTAAGTTATGATCAATGGAAAGCTTTGCCATCTAAAGAACGTGCAAAGAGATTGAAAGACGTTGAGGGGTATGGGTCTAAAAACTGATACTAACTCATAAGGGCAGTAAATAAATAAGGGGGAAATTCGCATGAGTATGACATTAGCGACTGAACTAGAGAACCAGGCGCAGAAATTTTGGGCACCTATTTTTAAAGATGAATTGATGGAAGCTACTTTGTTGCCTTCATTGGTAAATAAAGACTATCAAGGAACTATCACACGTGGAGGCGATACTGCTTACGTAAGCATGATCAATCGTCCTACCGCTGAAAGAAAGACTAAAGGCGCTGGCGCTGATAGCTTTTCTTCTCAAAAATTAACCACTGAAAGAGTTGGTATCGTTGCTGATCAACGCATCACAGCTTCTTTCGAGCTAGAAGATCTTGTGGATCTACAAACTCAATTGGGTTCTGCAGATGGTCAATCTAAGATTCGTCGCGTATTGGAAGAATCTATTGCTATCGAACTAAACAACTACTTGTATTCTAAAGTAGCTCCTAGTGCATCTGCTCCTGATCATATCTTGAGCGGTGTTACTACTATGGACGCTACTCAGTTAATTGCTATTAGACAATTAGCTGCTAAAGCTAAATGGATGCAAGAAGGCGGCTGGTTCATGTTAGCAGACCCAGAATACTATGGTTCGCTACTTTCCCAACAGACCCTCGTAAGTGGTGACTATGTAGGCGATGATCGTCCAGTTATCGGTGGACAGATAGCTAACCGTCGTTTTGGCTTCAATATCCTTGAAGACAATTCAAACGGATTGCTATCTTTGAGCCCAGCCAGCGCTGGTGGTAAATGTGCATTAGCATTCCATCCTGATTTCTTGTACCTTGTAATGGGCGATGCTCAATTCAAAGTATCTTCTTTGCACTCTAACAAACAACACGGCTACCTAGTATCTGTTGATATGTGGTGCGGTGCTGCATTGGGCATTGAAGGCAACGTTAAGCATATCCAAATCTACAACACTTAATAGTGAATCGAGGTAAGGCATGTCTGGAGTATTAGGAACGAATCTTTCAAGTTATCCACATCTTGATGTTTTTAAAGCAAGGTCAGCGGAAGAGTTGAAAGTTACTCTTGATAGTATCAGACTGCCTTACAAGATTGTTTCAATTTATGCTCAAGGCAATATTCATTACGCTTGGGTATCATTGACTAGAAAAGTAAATAAGAAAACTAAAGGGGAATAAAAATGCCAGCATTGAAAGATGTTAAAACAGTAGGCGGTGGTTTTTCTAACGCTGCTGAGCTAGTTCGTGTTGTTTATGACTTCGCTAAAGACGGCGGAGCATTGTCTGATTTGGACGTATTAGTAGCTGATTCTGATTGCGTTGTTAGCTTGAAACATATGGCAGTTAAAACTACTGTTACCTCTGGCGGTGCATTAGTATTAGACCTTGGTAAAGGCGCTGGCGGAACTGAGTTTTTCAGTGATAAAGCTGTAGCTGCTTTGACACTAAATTCTCTACATTTGACTTCAGCTCCTGTTGCAGTACGTCTAGCTGCTGCTGATAAAGTAGTACTAGGAATTGAAGGCGCTGCTGCAACTGCTGGTAAGCTTGAAATGGTTTTCGAAGTAGTTCGATTCTAATCCTTAGCTATTTCGTAAAATCTTAGCCACAATGAATGGGCTTGGTTAGTATTTAAATCACTGGCCTGGCCCATTTGTTATTAAGGGGTTCATTATCAATGGCAATGCCTGATTCCAGGAATGATAGAGATTATAGATCATTTGAAGAGGATTCTTTAAGTCCTGGCGAGACGAGAAGAAAAGTCACTGCTTTAATTGATCCATCTCAATTACCTCTTCCTGTAGATCCTTCAGCAAGCCCAGGTGAAACTAAAAACATTTATGGTGAAGCTAATGCTATCGCCTCAGGCTCAACAGTTTTATTAGTTACATACACAGTGCCTGCATTAAAAATATCTTATCTACAAATTATAGATGCAGGTGGAGAAAACATCGCGCGTTACGATGTAGAATTAAATACGGCAAGAATTGCTAGAAATAGAACTTATTTTGGCAGTTCACTAGATACAAAGTTTCAATGGACGGAAAATGGCAAAGGGTTAAAATTAATAGCGGGCGACGTTGTAGATGTCTATGTAAATCATTCTCGTCCTAATACTAGTAATCACCAAGCTAGAATTGTCTTAATAGAGGAACCTGTATGAACTTAGCGTTAGAAGAAATGAAGCTTCAACTTGAAAGAGTTAAATTAGCTAGAAAAGAGCAAGAGTTTTTAATCTTAAAACATAAACAAGACATTAAAAGAATTGAAGATAGCATTGAAGTTTCTATTAAAAAAGAAGCTGAATTGGCTGAGAAAGTTAAGGATTTAGAAAATAAATAAGGGGGAATCATGGCAGATTATAATAGTGCATTACCAGTAAGAACAGAAGGCGATGCTCAAGAGAAACTACAAGTTAAGATTGTTGATTTTACAACTCCTACTCAAGGGCAAATTGTAGATACTGATGGTAATTCACATATAGAAGTTCATGGTAATAATCCAGCTGGAAGTGATGAAGTATTGTTATTGTCTGAACTTGGAGCGGTAGTCCCTGACGGCGTATATAATGTCACTAACAATAGTAATCCTGGTAATGTTGGCTTGATTGCTCATACTCGGGCAGCAACTCCCGCAGACACTGATCAAGTAATTAGACTAACAGCTATTTCTAACAGCACTGTTCATGCATTAGATGTTGCTATTAGAGATGAAGCTGGTGCTCCATATTCTAGTTCTAATCCTATGCCAGTTGTTCAAGTAGAATCTGAAGGCGATGAGATTAATAATTATAACACTGCATCAGCAGTGGCAGCCGCTGGAACTAGCAATCATGATTATACTGTTACAGCACTTAAGACTTTAATCTTAACTCAAATTGAAGCAACCGCATCAGGAAAAGCTAAGATTGAAGTGCAGATTGAATCAGGGGTTGCGACAAACGTATTTTCTACTAGGTTTGTACAATTCAATTCTACTGCTAATCCTAATATGGGGATTACTTTAAAAGAGCCTATCAGTGTAGCAGCAGGCGTTAGAGTAAGAGTTATTAGAACTAATAAAGATAACCAAGCTCAAGATCTTTATTCAACAATAAGTGGTCACGAGGTATAATCCTTGGCTGATTTAAACGAAAGAGATTCATCGCAAAGCATAAAGGTGGTGGGAGCAAATCCCACCACTGGCGTTGAAACTAATTATCATGACGTAGATAGTTTAGGACAAGCTAAGACAGTGTTACCATCTAATGGTACTAGTAATACTACGGTACCCACTGTTGCCAATTTGATTGGTGGTAGTGATGGGACTAATCTAAGGCCTGTAGCTACTGATAATCTTGGACGTTTAATCGTATCAGGAATTCCTAGTAATTCTGGTTTTGCATTCGGACAAATAACATTAGCAGCCACTACTTTAAATGCTGTTAGAGCTACTGCATATACAGAGCCTACAGCAGGAGCTCAAAGAAGTGTGTCTAGTTCATCAGCTGCTGATACCGCAGCTGGTACAGGTGCTAGAACTATAAGAATTACTTATTATACAGCTACTTTTACAGGCCCATTTACTGAAGATTTAACATTGAATGGAACGACTGCTGTGAATACGGTAGCGACTAATATTAGATTTATAGAGCAGATTGATGTTTTAACTGTTGGTTCAGGTGGTTCAAACGCTGGAACAATAACTTTATTTAATGCTATTGGTGGAGGCGGTGGAGCTATTGGAACCATTGCAATAGGTGCAAATCAAACTCAATGGTGCCATCACTATGTAGCTACTGGAAAGATCGCATATATTACAGGTGTATCTGTTTCTCATAATGGGACAACTGTTGGTAGTGGCGGGGTTTTTATCTTAAGAGCAAAAACATTAGATGTAGCAAACTCTGCTGATGCGCAAGTATCAGACTTTGTCAGATTATACGGACAAGCATCCACCTCTACACGTAACTATGGATCGCCTATTATTGTACCAGGACCTGCTAGGATTACGGCATTTGTAACCCCAGAAACAACTTCAAGTACGGTATATCGAGCCGCATTTGACTACTTCGAGCCTTGAGGATTTATGGAACTTAATTGGCCTAATTTTAAATCAGTCCTAGAACAGAAAGCTTTAAACCTACAAAGCGTAGTAGTTGGTGACAATATCTGGTTAGTGGCAATGGATGGGTTTTATAAAGTAGAATGTCTAATCCCTAATGATGTAACCCATGCTGATTATATAGATTATCAAGCAAGCCATGCTGCTAATGCTAATAAGATATTACAAACAAAAGTAGTTACTGAATTTGAAATGAGCAATAAAATGCTCCGACTTTCTAGTGTCCAAGGTGAGTTTAACCTTTCAGGAGACGCAGTATTAGAGATTAAAATACCTGGTACATTTAGTTTAACTAATCCTACTAGGCTTTTAGCTGAAGCATATGTGTTTGAGGACGTTTTTGGCTGGGGCGATAGAATGACTAAAGTAGAGATTGTAGATAAAGACAACCTATTAGGATTCGGATCTACATTTGTATTAGAAACATTACATGATGCAGACGTGCCTGAGGAAAATAGAGGATGGAGATTTTACCCTAGCCATCAAAATAGTGGAGAAATGGAAATAGAACCTCTTGGTGGGTTTGGTGAACTTCCTGGCGGGATGTGGTTAAGAGGGACTTTTAAAAGAGCACCTGGAAACACTGCAACTAAAGTGATTGTAGATATATGGTGGGGCAATAAACTATGAGAGCACTAGTTTTATCAGGTGGTGGTTCTCATGGAGCATGGCAAGCTGGTGCTATTAAAGCATTAGCAACCAATCATAAATACGATGTAATCATTGGTACTAGTGTTGGCGCAGTAAATGCCGCTGGCTTAAGCATGTTTGGCCCTGATGCACTATTTAATATTTGGTATGGATTAGATGGGACCAGCTCAGTAATGTCTATTAACTGGGGACTCCCTTGGAAAATAAAAGGCATTCTAAATTTTAACCCTTTGATAAAAACTCTTAATGATTATTTTTCTAAATATAAAATAACCACAGAATGTTACGCAGCTTGCTATGATTTACTGACAGCTCAAATGGTTTATAAACCTATTACAGGGGATTTAATAGAAAGCCCTAGAATCATTGCTGGGTCATGTTCAATTGCTGGGATTCATACACCTGTAGATAATCTAGTAGATGGCGGTCATAGAGAGATTGCACCTATTAGATATGCAGTTGAAGGAATTAACGCTGATCAAATAGATGTAGTAATGGCTAGCCCCATTGATTATTCAATGACAGCTTATTCTGAATGGAAGTATTTCCCATTGATTAGTGTGGCACTAAGAGCGCTTGATGGAATGATAGCGGAAATTAAACTTAATGATTTAGAACTATATCAAGACAGAATAACTGTTTATGCTCCAAAAGAAGAATTAAAATATAGTTCACTGATTTATAATCCTGGGGACATTAAAGGGGCTTTAGATCTAGGGTATAAAGAAACTATGTTTAAACTTAGGGGGTCAAAATGAGTATATTAAATAGGACTTTATTTTCAGATAATGGCGTTTTGACCGATATCACTAAAGAAGTTAATAAGTATGATACTGAAACTTATACTGTAGCTAGTTTTGTTGCTAGCCAAGATTATTTATATATCGGTAGTATCGCTCCATTTAATCATTTCTATTTAAAGTTAAGTGCTGTCAGCGCGGTAGCAAGTAACATAATGAGCATTCAATACTGGGAAGGTAGAGAATGGGTAAATGTTTATAGAACTGATGATGAGACAAAAGGGCTTACACAATCTGGTTATGTTACATTTTTCCCTGATAAGAATAAGGGATGGGTGTCTGAATCTACAAATGACAAAGGTGATTCAGTAACGGGGCTCACTACTACCAATATTTATGACATGTATTGGATTAGAGTTAAGCTAAATTTAGATATTCCACTTGGCTTTTCAGTTTCTTGGATAGGTCAAAAGTTTAGCAATGATGATGATTTAAAGGCAGAGCTTCCAAGGCTTGTTAGAAACTCTATGCTTATTAGTTTTGGAGCTACTAAGACAGATTGGGAAGAGCAGCATATTAGAGCTTCAGAGTTATTAATTGATGATTTAATAGCTAATCAGATTATAGATCAAAAAGGCCAAGTCTTAGTTAGAGAAGAGTTTATGAAAGCTTGTGTGTACAAGGTTGCACAGATTATTTTCACTGAACTAGGCGATGATTACATAGATCAAGCTGATAGAGCTGAGCGTGAATATAAAAAGAGATTAGATAAATCTATTTATCGGATTGATCGCAATCAAGATGGATTACTAAATAGAGATGAGCAATCTGCTCGCGTGGGGTTTATGAGTAGATGAGCAAGATTACAACAGTGTATGATACATTATTGACAGTAATTGGGACAATCTTCCCTGAGAAGACAAGGGTTTTTGACGCTTATTCAATCTTAGATAACCCTGAGCATGTGCTTAGAGATGGGTATGGATTAAGAAAGACTGGGACTAATTTTGAACAGGCTGAGTATTGTCGGTTTACTGATACTCATGGGTTTGAAGTAGTACTAACAAGAGAAGTAGTTAGGGGTGAGGATCAACTAAATCCTATTGATACACAGGTTAAGTCATTATTAGAAGATGCTTTTGAACTTCGTGAACGTGTTTATAGGTATGATGAGCTTGGGATTACAACAGATATCACTCAAGTTCAGTTAGGGGATGTCAGTGGAGTTGATAGATTGAACGTTGGAAATGGCAGATTTATAACAATTACTGTTTCATTTACTGTTCAAGTGTCAGAGAATTTTAATTAAATAGGGGGAAACCATGGCAGAATTACAACGGGCGTCAGTAATGGCGATTGTTCAGGAAACAACAGTAGGTGAACTAAAGGCTCCTACAGCGGGTACGCAAGCTATTCCATTGAGAGAAGGTTTTGCACAAACAAGCACTATTGAAGAACTAGCTAATGATGAATTAGTGAATGATATTGGTGCATCTAAATCTTTAACAGGTTTAGAACAACCTGAGGGGACACACCCTGCCTATCTAAAGCATTCAGAAGTAGAAGGCCAAGCTCCAAATTACGGGCTATTGATAGAAAGTGCGTTTGGTGCAAAAACTGTAGCTAGTACAGAGTATGATACCATTGCAGGATCTACCGCTGGAACTACTTCAACTAGAGCAGTAGTAAAAGTAGGCGTTGGAGAAGGCGCTCAGTTTATCCCTGGACAAGCATTGTTGATCAAAGACGGCACAAATGGTTATTCTATTAGAAATATTCATTCAATTGCTACCGACGATTTATCACTCAATTTTAACCTAGACTTGGCTCCAGGAACAGGCGTTAATCTTGGTAAATGCGTTACTTATAGACCAGTAGCTACAGGTCATCCTAGTTTTAGTGCATGGCTTTATGGCGGCAATGGTGGTTATAAACAAGCTATTGCTGGTTGCCGCACTAGTGAATTGTCTTTGACATTCCCAGCCGGTGAACAAGCTGAAATGGAAGCTACATATCAAGGGGTAGAATCTTATTTCAACCCTGTAGAGATTACAGCTACCACTAAATATATCGACTTCGTTGATACAGGTGGAACTAAAGTAGCAATCTTAACTGAAGGTTTTTATAAAACCCCAGTAGCTTTTGCAGCTCATGTACAATCTGTAATGGATGCTGCTTCTGTTGATACTATTACATGTGTTTATGATTCTGAGACTGGCAAATATAGAACTACTGGTGGTGCTACTTTTAGCCTTCTATGGAACTCAGGTGCTAACACAGCTAACAGTGCAGCTACTAAATTAGGCGATACTACTGCTGCTAATAGAACAGGTGCTTCATTTTATGTATCTACAAACGCTATTGATCTATCATTCCCTTTCACTGCTAGTTACGACAATGCTACAAACATCGTTGTTAAATCAGCTCAACTATTTGTTGGTGATTTTTATGACAATATCTGTAGAGCAGCTAGTGAAGTAACTATAACAGTTTCTACACCGCAAGAGATTGTAGAAAGCATTTGTTCTCCTAGTGGTGTTAGCGAGCGTTTAATCACAGCTCGTGAAGTTACTATGGAAGCTACAATGATATTGCAACGTTATGAGTCACATTTGTTTGATAAGTTTATCAATAATAAAGACGTTGTTGTTATGATGAATGCTGGCCAGAAAGATAGCTCTGGTAACTGGGTAGCTGGAAAGTGTGTGAACGTATACTTCCCACAAGCAACTATTACTCAGCATGAGACAGGTGGGGATACAATCGTTGAGTTGACACTAACGGCCAAGGGATATATCTCTTCTGTTAGAAAAGACGTTTTTATCAACTTCGTATAAACTGGGGGTCGCATGAAGCATACTAGTGAATTAGGAACAATTGAGTTTAGATTACCTACTGTACCTGAGACATTAGAACTTTATGCGCGGATGGGTGTGACGCCTCAAGATCTAAGTGATCAAGGGGCGTCTATCCAAAATCCATTTATGTTAATGTCTAAGCTAATTGCTCAGATAGGGTTTTTAGTAACTAAAGTAGAAGTTGAGATAAACGAACAAAAGATTGATAGCTATGAAGAGCTAACTAAACATGCCGCAGCAATGACGGATTTATGTGCTATAGCGGGCACTATTTTAACTGCCATGAACGGTGGGCCAGAGAGTAAAAAAAAGCGATAGCTGATGCCATAGTAGTTTGGCAAAATCCTAGTTCATTTAACTTTGTTAAAGAATCAAACCCTGAGTTAGCTAAAGACATTGAAAGTTTAGCTCCAGTATTTAGAGCATATAATCTTTTAATGGAAGCTAAGGACATTGGGCTTTCTATAGATGCTTCTCAAATAGACGTTGAAACGGTTAGACTATGTTACCTGATTAAGTCTAAACTAAGAGAGAAGGAAGAAAAAAAGCCAATACCTAAGCAAGGGGGAAAGCGTCGTGGCGGCAGATGAAAAACTGATATTTGACCTATTAACAGGTCAGAACAATATATCTAAAGACCTTACGACGATTCAAACTCAAACTAAGACTGTTGAGAAATCACTGACAGGTTTGACTAAAGAATTTTCTAATATTGGCGGAAGTATCGCTGGTGTTACTCGCGCACTATCAGGCTTTGGCGCGGCAGCTATAGCAGCGGCAGGTGCATTTGTAGGTGGTTCTATTATTAGAGCTGCTGAAGAGCAAGAGGATGCAATCAATGCATTAAATGCTGCATTAAAAGCTAATGGGACATTTAGTGAAGAGGCTAGTAAAGGATTACAAGAATTCGCTGGTGAGCTACAACGAACTACTAAATTTAGTGATGATGCTGTTATTTCCAGTATTTCACTACTTCAAACATTAGCGCCTCTTACTAATCAAGGATTAAAACAAGCTACTCAAGCCGCACTTGATCTATCTACAGCGTTTAGAATTGATCTTGATTCAGCTACTAGATTAGTTGGCAAGGCGGCTACTGGAAATATTGCTACTTTAGCTAAATATGGTTTAGAAATCAGGAAAGGTAAGACTGACGCTGAGACATTTGCTAATACTTTAGAAGCTTTATCTAAAGTTCAAGGGGCGGCTAATAACGCAACAAATACTTTCAGTGGAGCGACAGCGCAATTAAGCAATGGGTTTGGTGAAGTATTAGAAAGTTTAGGTTTTATTATTACCCAAAACCCAGCGGTAATTAATTTAATCCAAACTACTACTCAAGCATTCTTTAGATTAGCTGATTCTATAAATGCGGTAGCTCCTGTTATCTCAAATGTATTAACTAATTTTATTAACTTTGCTCCAACATTAGTACGTTTTGGTTTAGAAGTTTTAGCCGTAGTTAAAGCAATTGAATTAGCAAAAGTTGTTTTTCAAGCATTGAGCATAAATGCCGATTTATTAAGAGCTAGATTTGGTGGCGTTTTTACAGGATTGTTAGCGCAAGTAAAACTAGCAGTAGCAGGTCTTGGTAGTCTTAATATTGCATTAGCTGCAAGTAAGCTTGCATTTACAGCATTAAAGGCAGCCGCTACTTTTGGTTTAAGTATTGCACTTGATTTAGCTGTAACAAAAGCGTTAGAACTTGCACAAAATGTAGATATATTGAAATCAGGTGTGGCACTTGTGGGAAGGGGATTCCTATTTGTTGTCGAATCTATTCAATCAGCAATTTCTAGCCTAGCTGGATTTGCTAAAACAATAGGAAGTGTCCCAGGTGGGCCAGAGTTTCTAAAGTCTATTTCTACAGGTGCAGACAATCTTGAAAAAAGATCTAAACAAATTGTAGATGATCTTAGAAAATCTGTTGATGGATTAAATAAAGATGCTGAAAAAGCTGCTACTCAAAGAGGACCAGCCGGTAGTGGTGGGCCTTTACTTGATCCAGGTGCAGGATTAAGAGAAGCAGCGGCCAACGCTAGAGAAGAGCTTGCTAAGACTATTAAAGAATTAGAAAAAGGATTAGCTAATGTAGGATTGACTCAAGTTCAAATCATTGAAAAAGAAGGCGCTCAGAGATTAAAATCTGTTATAGACGCTGAAAAAGCAGGAATTCTTACTCGTCAACGTGGCGAAGTCTTAATAGAAAAAATTAGAAAAGATCAAACAAGTAGGATTAAAAAAGCTGAGCTTGAAGCATTAGATGCTAGACGTAAAAAGCTACAAGAAAACATTCAAATAGCTGCACAGAATCCACTTAATTTAGCATTTAAAGATGTTAATTTTGATCTTCCAGAAAAGTTCCAATCAGCAGTTGCTGGCGTTGCTGGAGGATTAACAACAATTGCTAAGGGAGCACAAGGAGCGGCTCAGTTTTTATCTAGTGGGCTTGGAGCATTAGCGAATGCTTTTGCACCTGGAGCTGGTCAAGCTGTATCAGAAGTAATTAATTTTCTATCTCAAGGCCCAGCTAAAGTTAAAGAAACCATAGATGCATTTTTTCAGAATTTGCCTAGCGTGTTGGCGACAATTGTTGAATCCATACCTGCCATTTTGCAATCAATCGGTGAGAATCTAGCTCCACTCGTGGAAAGGCTTATAGAAACAATCCCTCAAGCGGTTCAGGCGTTTATTGATAGACTCCCTGAAGTGGTAGTAAAATTAATTGAAGGGGCATTAAAAGCTAGTGTCACATTAGCAACTCAGATGCCATTTGTGGCCATTCGACTAGCTACTTCATTGGCGGCAGAAATGCCAAAAGCGGCAATTTCCTTTGTAGATCAGCTAGTTAAGGATGCCCCACGATTTATTACTGAGATGATAAAAGCCATCCCAGGTCAGATAGGTGGCGGCATTGCTGGTGCAGGCGGCGGTCTATTAGGCAGTGTCACAGGAGTATTGGGTGGCATTGGTGATGTGTTTGGATTTGCTGAAGGTGGCACAGTACCAGGTGGAGCTCCATTCACTGATAGAGTACCTGCTCTATTAACTCCTGGTGAGACCGTGGTTGATAGATCACTTACTAATAGGCTTGAGCAATTCTTAAGTGCTCCGCAACAAGGCTCAGGACAAATGGTAGTAAATCTAGTCATTGGTGAGCAGCAATTAGCTAACGTAATTTTAGATCTTAACCGTAGGGGGTACCGCCTTCAATGAGCTGCTTTAGATTCTTAGATCAAAACTATTTAGATCTTTCCATACTTGCAAATGATGATGTTTCAAGTGAGCAGGCAGCATTTCCAGTAACTAATGCATACAACAAAAACAGACGTGCTAAAGTTTGGCGCTCTAATGGCTATTATGAAGTAACAAGTTCTAATAATGTAATTATATTTAGAGAGACATCAGGTGGGCCTGATTTAACTGCTACAATTGCAGTAGGTAATTATACTAGAACTAATTTTCTTACTGCCATTAAAACAGCTTTAGAAGTAACTGGCGCTAGTACTTATACTGTAACATTTGAATCTAGTTTTAAGATTAAGATTACTAGTGATGGCTTAGGTGGAGGCGGGATATTTGAGCTTAGATTTTCAGATGTTTTATCTACTGCTGAGGATTTAATTGGCTTTGATTCAGTGAATTTATCTGGAGCACTTAACTATACGGCTGATGGGATTAAACTACATACCTCGGAATGGATATTGTGGGATATGGGTATTGATTCAAACCCAAAATCATTTTGTCTAATTGATGCTAGAAATAACCCACTTACAATCTCTCCTAGTGCTACGGTTACACTGCAAGGCAATCATACAAATGTATGGACTAGCCCAGCATATTCTCAGGTACTTAACTATGATGATAGAATTTTGCATTTAATTGATGATGTGGGATTGGCTAGTGAACCATTAAGATATTGGCGTGTGACATTTACGGATCAAAACCCTAAAGGATATATTCAGGTAGGCGCATTTTATTTAGGCGATACTTATCAAACTACTCGTGGAGCGCCACAATTTCCATTTAGAACAGAACATGTGGATAGAACACAGACTATTTATTCAGAAGGCGGGCAAACATTTTCAGAGATTAAACCAAAGACTGAAAGATTTTCCATGGATTGGTATGCACTTACAGTTGATGAGAAGGAAAGAATGGAAGAAATGTTTGATGAGTTTGGAACAGGTGTCCCATTTTTTGTATCAATGGATACACCAGCTGCATTTTCATCTTCTCAGCAATATCATATTAGATATGTAAAATTTGCAGATGAGCCTAGATTTGAATTGCAACGTCCAGGAATATTTAGAACAACTTTGACGTTTGAGGAGCAACTCTAATGTGGAGCGTATACGGTAACGTATTAGCAACGGCTGATATTGATGGCAGTACTAAATCGCAGGCTATGAAGTTTAGACCTAACTCTGACATAGTTGTAAGAGCGTTTAGGACTTGGTTTGTTTGTTTTAATTCCCCAGTATTTACGCAATTAAGACTTAGACTGTATGAAGATCAAAACGGATCAGCGGGAAAGATAATTGCTACCAGTTCTAACTTTCATGTTCCTTCTGATTTGTATACCGATCCATACGCTTTGAAGGGAACTTATTTTGAGTTTGAATATTTGCCATTGAAGTCTACTAATTATTATCATGTGTTGCCGTATGCTACTGGATATACAGGCAATGATTCAACTCATTTAGCATGGGTTAAAGGCTGGCCAGACAATGAGTATAGAACAGGGTTAGCATTAGATTTTGAAGAGATTCATGTAAGTCCATATAGATTTGCGATTGTAGGGGCAGATCTTTAATGGCTTACAGTGATTTAATAGATGAAGAGAATATAGATAGTCAGTACTTGGTAGTGATGCGCCCGCGTAGGCGCGTAGAAGGATTTACTTTATTTTCTGGTAGCACCTATCAAGTCAGTTTTGATTACGGCTATGTATATAGGGTTGAGTTTGATGGCGCAGTTTTAACAGATGGAACTAGTTCTAGTTTATCTGCGGACCAATACTACTATGATCAATCGGCTAATATTTTATATGTGAGGCTTACATCTGGATTAGATCCTGATACTGGGTGGTTAGTTGTAACTTATGAAATATACGCTGGCACTATTGATGCTCATCACAATAGAATCCCTACTGATAATTCTAGTGACGTTGTTTATTTTGAGCCAATCATATCTAAGTCTAATAACATTAAGCAGACTACTGACGGCGCTTTATTTGGTTTCAGCCCAACTCAAACTTCTAATTTAGCATTAATTAACGCTGAACATTTATTTGAAAAACATCTACATAGTTCCACGTGGAACAAATGCGACGTATTAGTCTATCATTGGTTAGGTGATCTTGATTCAGCTAATATGAAGTTTGTCCTAAATGGGCTTTGTTTAAGCATTCAATACAATCCCCCACTAGTAAGTTTACGGGTTGTGGATAGGATAGATATTTTATCTAAAGAGTTTTCACATCCTAGTGGAGTTGATCAGCTTTATTCAGTCGTAGAGTTTCCTGAGCTTGATCCATTATATACTTTAAAACCTATTAGAATGGTTTATGGAAGAGTTGATGGGTTTGTCCCTGTTAATGTAGACTACCTAGATCAAGCGCCTACTACGTCAGATAATAGAACTTGGGCTGTGTGTTCAGGGCAGACAAATCTATCTGATGTTGTGCGAACAGTTGCAGCAAGCCCAATTAGTACGACGACAAGAACATATCTTACAAGTGTTTCTGGGCTTAATATTGGTGATTCAGTTTGGCTAGATAAAGCCAGTGATGAATATGCAATCATTACAGACGTTGGTGCAAACTATATAGATCATGCCGCGTTAAGTGTTGCTTGTTCCTCTGGTGATTTAGTTAAACGAGCATTCATAGGAGCGATTAGTATAGTTCAAGACGATGTTGAATATATCGCTAGGTATCAAAGAGACTATACAATCACTACAGCACTAAATAGCAATTGTAGTGGGTTTGTATTTAATACCTCACTTGAGACAAATATTGGGCTTCCGAATACTTTAAAACCTACTGATAAAGTATTTTGTAGAGTTTATGGTCCTAGTAATTATGTAACATTGGGCGGTCCTAGCTATGGATCTAATGATACTAGGACAGCTAACCTAGCTCACCCATCTCAAATAGTTTTAGATCTATTAAAGCGATGCATAGGCGTATCGGAATCAGAAGTTGAGGCTAATAGTTTTACTCAAGCATTAACTGATCAATCAAGTGGGATAGGGATATCAATACCTGATGACGCGGGCGCTTCTAAATTTCCAAAGTATAGAGACATTATAAGCCAAATTCTTAAATCTTGTTTAGCTAAGCTTATCATAAATGCTGATGGGAAATGGTCTATGCTGACATTAAAGCCATTAGGTGCGGTTAGTAAGACAATAGCTGACGATGAGATATTGGTTGATAGTGTTTCATGGGACTATGACTATGATGATGTTATTTCAAAAGTAGTTATTGAATATGACGCACAGGAAACAGGGCCAAAGACTACACTTACCCAGTTAGTTTCTACTGTTTATTCAGATTCATTTGTAGGTAAATATTTGCATAAGACTGACAATGTTAAGACTGAGCGAAGTCTATGGATTTATGAAACTGAGGCTCAAGAGTTAGCTGATAGAATGGCATTTATTCTAGGAGAAAGATCTGGAGAAATGGTTTTAAGGGCTAAGAATAGATTTTATAGTGTGAGTTTAGGGGATAACATAGAAGTACAAAGGGCATACTTGCCAGGGTTTGATGTGGACGGGGAAACGATCTTCACTAGAGAGCATGGCATAGCTGAAATTGACAAATCTCGCACACAAGTGACTATTAAATTAGACGATAGAAAAGGTATCGAAGACAACTCAGGGGGTTGGTAAATGGCAAAAGTTAGACAATATAATTTCACTACAGGCATTGAAACATCTACAGTGCCAAATCCAGGCACTCCTAGTGCGGCAAATGACACAATAACTTTAGGTTATTTAGAAGATCAAAGCTATTGGGGCGCTGCTGTCAATGATTACACAGCATTAAGAGCTCTAACATCAACTCAAAGACGTGATAGACAATTTAGATTTGTTGATGCTGCGTCTGAAAAATGGATCTTTGATTCAGCTTCTACTTCTACCGATGACGGTGCAACAGTATTAAAGCCAAATGATTTACTAATTTCTGATCCTGGTAGATGGCTAATCGATCCACAAGCTGGAACTGGCGGTGGCGGTGGTGGCGGCACAGGGATTGAGCAGCTACTACAAAAAGGTGAGAATGAAAGATTTAGAATCAAAACTGAGGATCTTGATAATACAGTTTATACTACTGGCATTTATGAGCCTTTAGATGGCATTACGGGCAGATTATTGAGCGATTATTCTAGTGGAGTGACTGAGCTTGCCATTGCATGGAATCCTATTTTTACCAATGATTCTGATAAGGATTTTAATACAGCTACTGGGTGGGCGTTAACAGGTGCAGCTACTAACTTGACAACTTCTGCTACCGCGAAAATAGGCAGTGCAAGTGTGTCGATTGATAAGAATGGAACTGGGACTGATGCAGCTTTATTTTATGATCGTGGATCAGCAAATCTATTTTTGGGTGGGTTTAGAAATGCTTTATTCTGGGTAAACCTGCCTAGCATTACTAATCTATCTAACGTGTTTATTAGAATGGCACCTACTGGTGGTAACTTTAGAACTTATACTAAAACAACTGATGCTAAAGGGAATGCTTTAGCTATTGGTTGGAATCTTATTAGTGTTGATTTTGCTACTGATGCATTTACTACCACAGGGACAGGATGGTCATTCCCTGAGCCTATTAGATATGTAAATCTTGGATTAACTACTAGTATTGCAGGACAGACATATGCTGCTGTATTGTTTGACAGTTTAATGTTTAGTTATTCTGATCCAAAAACATTAGGTTTAAACGGACAAGAAGTAACTATCTATAACAACTCAATTCAACAAAGTGTTGTCATTGATTCGGCTAATACTAGATTTGCAGGTCCATTAACCATTAGTGCAGCTACTACGAATGCTTTAACAGGTGGGACTGTGAGTGCAGCAGCTACTGGTATTCAAAGAATTCCAATGGCTTCCACGGAACAAAGCTTTGGTTTTGATTCTACACTTACAAGTGGAACAATCTCTACTTCGCAACAGTTAAGAATATCAAAGACATTGAGAGATTCAATTAGTGGTGATGCGCAGTTACAGGTTGACGTAGTACAAGATCAAATTGGGGATGTAACTACAGTCGGTGGTTCAACGATTGGAATTAATGATCCAGGTAACTATTCTGCGAATTACGCAAATGGTAACACTGTAGATATATTTAGACCTCAATACACAGATGGTCGCACTACGTATAAACTAATTGCTAGTCGTTCATTGACAGCAGCTAGTACTCATTTGAGTGGTATTACTACTTTAACAC